TTTCATATTTTTTCTCCTGCGTTGATAAGAGAACGGGGCTCTAGGCCCCGTTCATCTGGGTGCATCGTTAAACGATGCAGTTCTCGCTCTTGCGTCCGTCGATGGTGTATTCCACCCGGATGCGTACCTTGCCAGCGGTAGCTGTAGCCGTCAGACCTGCGAGGGTCATACGGATGTTCTTACCGCCGTTGCACAGCAGCGGAGCGGTCAGAGTCAGCGCGGTGCGGGCACCGGTAGCAGCAACGTCGAGGTCGTATGCGGAGATCAGCGCCGAAGTGCTGCCCTCGATACCGACGTTCAGCGTAGCGCTAGCGCCGATACCGGCATACGCGGCCTCGACGATCAACTCGCCGCCGGTGATGACTGCGCCCAGGGGCATGGGGATGCAATCGAACACCATGGCGGTGCCGGCCTGGAGGCCGGTTTCCAGCCCAGCCGGGTCCGCCAGCAAAGCGGTGGAGCCGAAGGTCTTCTTCACCGTGTCCACGCTGTCGATAGCGTAGTCATTGAAGTTGAAGACGAACTCGGCGCAGAGAGGGTACTGGGACACTCGGGTAGCAATTTTCTTCATGGTCTATTTCCTTTCGATGGTAGAGTTTAGACTATTGGGCGACGTAGCAAGAGATCACGCCGAAGTCTTCAACCGCACCATTTTCATAGATGTTGGAGAACTTGGGTTTCTTGAAACCCAGGATTTTGCCAACCGAAATACCTTGCTGGTTGCCGTAGTCAAACTCTTTCTCGTCCCACTCAGGAGCACCGATGTCGGCCATGGCCAACGACTGAGCGCCGCAGAACAGCATCTGGCACCCGTCGATCGTGCCGCCACCCCACTTGGAGCCGCTGGCGGCACCCGAGGTGTTGTACACGTGCCGGAACTCGTGCAGATAGATACCGTCCACCTTGACCGTCGAGCCAGAGAACAGGCTGTCGTTCTTGTTGGACGAGGTCGAGTAGCGCAGATTGGCCATGTAGTCAGGGTCCATTTTCAGGCGGGCCATGGCTTGGGGGGTCATGAAAGCATGGAAAGTTTCCTCACCACCTTCGCCGTTGATGCCACGGATGTAGCGGTCCTTGGCGTAGGCTTTCAGCTCCACAAAGGTCTGCCAGGTCAGCTTGTCTTCAGCCAACAGGTCGGATGTTGCAGCACTGGCCACGAGCGATTTGGTACTGAAGTCCCAACGCAGACGACGGGCGTTTGTGGGTGCCGACACGTCAGCAGCGAACTCCAGGCTCAGCAAGTCCGAACCGACGCGAGGTGCGCCGTTGTTCTTCATGCTGTAGGAGACACCAGACATGGTCAGGAACGCCATTTGGTCAATGCGGTCAGCCAGCCAGTACGCCAGTTTGTCGCGGCTGTTGCCACGGAACTCGACGATAGACTTTTGATCGGCCATGCGACCTTCGTGACGATTGGCATGACGGAGCATGTCGATCTTGATCACCTGGTCGAAGGACTGCATTGCCTCTTCGTTACCTTCCAGGGTACGGTCACCTGCGATACCGTCGCCAACCAGATCGGCCAGCAAGGTGATCACGGCGCGTGCGCCCTTCTCGGATTTCTTCAGCTCAGTGATGTGCTGGACCAACGAGTTCGGGCCTTTGCCCAGGTACTTGTTGAGGAAAGAATGGTTACGGGCCTGTTTCCAGAAATCCATGGACCAGGTTGTTTTCTGCTCGTTCGTGAGCAAGGCGAAATTGGTATCTGCCATGATGGCGACCCTTTCAGTGATGATGACAAAACACACGGCCTCTCGGCCCCATGTCGTGTGTCGTCACGACTGACGAAGGGTGCAGCGTGTCGTGCTGCGGTCGTTAGGCGGATTCTATAACAAAAAGAGCCCCGGTAGTCAATGACTATCGGGGCTAAGGCCGGGTTTTCACCGGCAAGGAGACTCTGGTGGTCTCGGGGTTAACTGGAGAGCTTGCTGCGGAGCTCGTAGCCCATGAGCGGCCAGATTTTCTGCACAGCATTGGCACGGGCGATCTTGCGTCCAATTTCAGCGTCAAAATTCTCGGGGCTTGCACACGCCGATTCTCCGGTGACGGTGAAACCGTTGCGAAGCCTAAGAACACAGAAGGTCAGGAGGTTCAGCGGGCCGTCTTTCGGATACCCGAGCCCCAAGGTTCGCTCGTCACTCGCGGCCTCGCCGTTCCACCCGTCTGCACCGGTGAAGTAGGTTTCGCCCACAATGTTCTTCTCAATATCCGCAGGCGTGACGCGCGGGGCGGTCAGGCCCTTGGCGACAATCTCCTGCTCAATGCCGGCGTCGTCGGTGCGGGGTGATGCGATGTTGTTCAAAGCTCGTCTCCACGCATACGTGCGAGCACGTCTTCAGGCAGCTTGGAGAAGTCGTCCTGGCTCATCTTCATGATGTCCTTGGAGGTGAGGTTCCCAGCCTTGTCACTGTCCATGCCGACGCGGTTCGCGCTCGGGGGTGTGCGCCTGTTCGCGTCGATGGCCTTGCCCACCGCCAGCTTCTTGCGCTCAGCAGCAACGTCTTCCTTCCCGACACGCGGGGCGACGTTGAGCGCACGCTCCTGCGCCTTGGTGTCCGGGTCACCCAGCACGAAGGTGACAGCGTCTTGGAGAGAGGCCGCGGGCGGCATGCCGGCGCGCTGGTTGGCGTTGTGCATCTTCACGACGCGCTTCATCACTAGCTCGTCGTACTCGTCGCCGTCAGGGTCCAGCACCGGGTAAGCCTTCTCGATGCGTTCGAGCACCACGTTGTAGCGGGCGCTCTCGGTGGCCTGGGCCACGGCGGCGGCTACTTTCATGTCGCTCTTGGCTTCGGCAGCTTGACGCTCCATGGCGCGCATGCGTCGCTGGGTTTCAGCGGCCTTGTCCAGCTCACCATCCCCCAGCAGCTTCAGGTACGCGGTGTCGAGCTTGTCGATCTCGCCCTCAAGTGCAGTGATGTCCTCGTTGAACACCGCGACCTTGTTGCCCTTCTCGTACTGCGCGAGTCTGGTCTCGAGGTCCGCGCGTTGGGCGCGCTCCTTCTCGAGGATTTCCTTGTGCCGGGCCAGCGGGATGCGTGTGTCCTTTTTGTGCTCGTCCGCATCCATGTCCTTCTCAGGGACCTGCGCCGGAACCTCCGCGTCCGGGGTCCCCGGGTCCGCCGGGTCCACGGCGTGTTCGTCGCCTCGGTCCAGTGTGGTTAGGTCTAATTCATCATCCATGTCATTCTCCTTGCATCGTCTTCGGGGCTTGGGCGGCGGCTGCCGCTTGCTGGGCTGCCTGGGCACGCTGTTGGTCGCGCTTCTGGGCTAAATCTTCCTGCTTGAGCTGGGCGTCGATGTTCTGGCCATCGCGCTTCAGCCCAAGCTCCATCATCTTCATCTGCTGATCGTTCTGGAGCTGACGCTCCTTGATCGTGGCATCGTGCTGGGCCATGGCCTGCTTGGTCTGGGCCTCGTGCATCTTGGCCTGAGCGCTGCCGTCGTCGGGCTCGCCCTGAGCAATCTGCTGGGCGTTGACCTGCTTGAGCTGGGCTGACGCATGCTTGTCGGCAGCCTCGCCTTCGAGCTTGGACACCGTGGCTTCTTCGCCGCGCTGCTTGAGCTGCTGCTGCTGCTGGAACTCGGGGCTCTCCTGGTCGCCCTGGATGAGCTTGAGGATTTCCTTCTTGTTCATCAGGCGGCTGGCCTCGATCAGGACAGAGTCCGGGATCGCAATGCCAAGCTGCTTCAGGCTCACGGCCTGGTCGAACTGGCTGTCTTCCATGGTCTCGCGGCGCGGTACGCTGGAGACGACGACATCGTACTCACCGAGCGTGAGGTCGTTGATGATCTCGCCCTCGGGCGTGGGCTGGTTCACCTGGAAGTCCTCGCTCTCGCCGGTCACCTGGTCATGGGTGATCGTCATGATGCGGGCCTCGGTGTAAAACTCCTGTACCAGGTCCAACACTGTGCGGGCTAGGATGTAGTCACTGCGCACGAGCGAATCCAGGGGCTTGGCCAGACCCGTTGCTCCCGACTTCTTCTTCTCCTGGATGGCCTTGGCAGCGACGTCCTCTCGGTCCATACCCTGCATCGAATCCGACACACCCGATATGGTCTTGATATGCTCCTCGGCCTTGTAGGAGATACGGTCAAGGCCTTGAGGAACCTGGTTAGGGCTAATTTTCTGGACATCTTTGTCTGGGTCTCCGTTCACCTCGATGACGAGGCCAGTCTGCGCACCCTTCTCTTCGAGTTCCTCCACGGTCATGTTGGACAGGCTGCCGGCGCGCACCTTGTAGCCCGAGTTGGCCGTGGTGTTCACCACGTGCAACTCTTGGGACGTGACCTTGTTGAGCAGCTCTTGTGAGCCGATCAGGTTCTCCACCAGCCCGATGGTCGTGCCACGGCGGAAGTACGGGAAGTACGGCACCACCGTGAAGTGCCTGTATGGGGACCAGTCGTCGTGCAGGCGCACGTTGTCAGCAATCACAGTCCAGCGGATGCGGCGCACCAGCTTGCTCGTGACCTGCAGGCCATAGTTCTGGACGATGTGGGCTATCCGGTTGCGGTCGAAGTTGTCGGGGATGGGGCGCATGTCCCCAGTGTTCGGGTCCACGAAGTGTTTCTGCCGGTCCATCAAGCGGTACTGCCGCTCAATGAGCCGGATGTTCTTCATGACGCTAGAGTTGTCGTAGTCGCCGGAGTACATCGGGTTGAACCGGTCACCGAAGCGGTCACGGAACGCCTGGATGGAGTCATACCCATACGGGAAGAAGCTCTGCTCGCGGTTGCGCAGCAGCTCGCCGTCCTCCGGGCTGTACAGGATGCAGATGTCGTCGGCAGTGACCCACTTCGTCGTGAACACCTCGCCCCAGGTGTCTGGGTCGTACTCCTCACCGTCGGGGTCGATGATGACGTTCTTCGGGTTCAGGTTGTCGATCTTCACCTCACCCTGCATTGAGTCGGTGGTGTCGATGCGCACGTCAAGGAAGCCACGGCTTGTAATGATGCCGTCAGCAAACATGTCGCTGCGCTTCCAATCGAGCTGATTGTTGTCGCTGATCTGCTTGAACACCTTGGACAGGACATCAGCGGTCTCAGCTGGGGCCCCTGACCGGTGCTGATGATCTTGTTGATCGTCAGCGCTGGCCGGCGCACAGCCTCGAGGGCACGCTTGTCCTTGGCATCCCACTGGTCCCCACGGAAGAATGCGTCGCACTTCTCCGCTTTCTGGACGAACTGGGCATGGCCGTTGTCACGGGCCCATGCGTACCGGGTGTACTGCTTCATGCAGAGGGCTGTGTCGATTGGCATGATGTGGCCCTACTTTAGGAAACGGAGTTTGTAGATCGTGGTCGCTGCGAGCTGCTCGATCTCGGCCAGGATGTTCTGCAGGGCCTCTGAGCGCTCCTCATCTTCCTGCTGCTCCTCTTGGACCAGGTCCAGGTAGTCGCTCAGGAGGGTGAGCGCATGGTCCACCGGGGGTGCGACGACGGGGTACTCTTTGATGAGGCCGTTCTCGCCCTGGTACGTCTCGGCGTAAGCGTCGATGAGCGGCACGAGGTCGTCGTAGAAGTGGTTCAGGGCCTTGTGCTGCGCGTATGACGTGGTGGACAAGTGCAGCAAGTGCGCCGCAGTGCGCACGGCCATGGACTGGGCGATGAATGCGGGGCAGGTCATGGTGTCACGCGCCCATGAACGAGCTGCTGGAGCTGAAACTGAGTTTGTCGCGCCATGATATGTCCTTCTGTTGTCGAGGTTTTGCTGGTGGCTCACGGCCCACGGCCATCAGGGCCACCCAGCCCAGGCTGTCAACGCAGTCGTCGTGTGCCCCAGCCGGAAAGCGCAGCCTTGGAGCGCACGGGCACGGGTCAGCTTGTCGGTCAGCGGTTTCAGGACAGTGATGGAAGGGTACACACGGCGCTCTCTCATTCGTTTCTTCAGTAGAGCTTCGAGGCTGCGGTAAATTTGACCGTCTTCAAAGCCCAGTTGCAAGCTCGAATTATGCCACTTGGCTGCAAGAGTCAGGATGCTGTCAACGATGAAGAACGCGTCACCTGAACGGAACCGTACCTGGTCAACAATGTGCAGCACGTCGTTGTCATCCTGGATGCCGACGGTCCCGACGGTGTAATCGTTGTGTTTGCGCTCTGAGATGGCAAAGTCCCAAGCGATGAACACGTGACACTTGGCATGCGACGGGGCCAGAGCGCGCTTGAACTGGCTCTTCTCGAAGTACCCACCGTCGTCAGGCACCGGGTTCTGCTGATACAAGGCTGACCACCACCGGCCGCCCTTGTTCTGCGCCTTGATGCGCAGCAGCTTCTCCAAGTCGTAGCGCGCGGGGTGCAGCGCCTCGCCTTTGGAGCGCAGGAGCGTGTGTGGGTCCTCGGGGGGCGCGTCGTACTCGATCAGGTTCGTGGCGTGGTTCAGGTACTCGTCAGCTTCAGCGATCGCGGGGTACTTCACGACTGTGAACTGGTCGATGTACCGGTCCTCATCGTCGGAGCGCATCATCGTCTGTAAGCGACCAGCAAGGTCGTCGTCATGCCACCAGGTCTGTATCAAAAGTACGCCAGCACCGGGGGCAAGACGCGAGTACGCGGTCGAGAGGTACCACTGCCACAGCTTCTCGCGGTTGTCAGCTGAGTCCGCGTCCTCAGCGGCCTTGATCGGGTCGTCGATGACGAGCACGTGTGCGCCTCGGCCTGTGATACCGCCGCCCACACCGGCAGCAACGTAGCCGCCGCGCTTGCCATGCACGACCCACTTCTCTGCCGAGCGGTTATCAGGGTCGAGTTTGGTCTCCGGGAAGATGCTCTGGTAGTTCGGGTCCTCAAGGATGGCTTTCACCTTACGGCTGAAGTCGGTGGCGAGGTCCATGTTGTACGAGCAGGCGATGAATTCGTGGTCTGGAAAACGACCGAGATGCCATGCTGGGAATGAGCGTGAGGCAAGCTCAGACTTACCGTGTCGCGGTGGCATCAGCAGCATCAGCCTCGGGGATTTCTTGTCGCGGACATCATCAGAGAACTGCTCAAGCCGACGGCAGATGTCTTCATGCACCCAGCCGGCCTGATACTGGTCATTCATGCGCTTCACAAAGGGCAAAAAGCGCCGCTTTGAGAGCACCCTGGAGGCCATTTCGGCCTGGGCGACTACCTTGGGGTCAACCGTACTCACTCGGGGCCCCCAGGGCTGGCAGAAGGGCCTGCGCGGACCCTTCTGAGATCATCCTCAACAATTCCTCGTCGGAAAGGGTGTTCATTTGCTCCAAAACCAGGGCTCCGTTGACCGAGACGTCCACTTTGTGTCGGACGGGCTCGTAAAAACCGCACAGTTTGCCCACCTCACGCCAGCCGCTGATCATGGTCATAGGCTCCGACATCAGCTTGGCCATCTCGATGCCCTCGAGCAGCCCGTCCATCACAGCCTTCTTCGTCATCTGCGACTGCTGGATGTACTGCTCCCGCTCCAGCTGGATGGCTCGCTTGATGTTGGGCATCTCCATCATCCGGTAGGCGTAGGAGTACCCGCCCTTTGAAGCGCCTTTGTCTTTGGCTGCGGGGGATTTGTACCCTGCTCGGACGTAGGCGTTGGCCGGGCTGTCGCCCTCGGCAATGCCCTTTACAAACAAGCGCTGCTGCGCGGTCAGCTCCTTGGTTTCTGGAATCTGACGAGCCCCGGCATAGTAGGCGGAGCCTGTGTTCTTGTTGAGTTGCTGTTTAACGTCGGGGGTCATGACTCGATTATAGAGAACAGAGGTCTGAGAAATTTTTTGATAAATTTTTCGTGGCGGCGAATTAGTTGATACGGTTTTCGGGCGACGAAAATTTTAATAAATTTTTCGTGGCGGCGGATTAGTCGATACAGTTTTCGGGCGACGAAACTTTTGATAAATTTTTCGTGGATAGGGACGCGAAGACACTCTATGGGGGCACGCTGACAGAGCCACCCCACTTCGGATTTCGCGGTGTGCAGGAAAAGAAAACCAACATCCACTGTAGCTCGTGTAAGTCTGTGTAATGCGAGCGCCGTCGAACATCCAACATCCAACATCCAACATCCAACATCCAACATCCTTATCCGTGTGCGTGATGTAGTGCTACGCAGTGGGTGTATTGGTGTGCGTGGTGCTGGGGTTCCG